TGATCACGCGAGAAACACAATTGGCTAGGGCAGTTATGACCCTTGGCCCAAATGGAGGCACTAATGACTACGGAGAATACTGAACAAGGCATTGCAGAAGCCGCAGAGGTAACGACACCGCCAGAGCCTGCCCAAGAGCAGACTCAAGAAGCGGTACAGGAAACCGAGGCCGCTCCTGCCCCAGCCAAGTCAGCACGGGAGGAAGATTTAGAGCGTCAGCTTTCCGATGCAGAACAGCGTTATAAGAGCGCAGAAGGTAGATTGAAGGCACGGGAAACGTCCCCTACCCTTCAGTCCGAGCTAACGGATATCAAGGAAGAGATTAAGAGAGATCGTAGAGAGCGAAGAAGGCGCGATGTAGAGGAGGCAGACTTGGAGCCAGTAGAACGGCAACAAGCCCTTCGTCAAATAGACACTGAAGAACGCCAAGATGTTGAGGCCAATCGTTTAATTGCTTATGCAGGCAACTTAGCTAAGCGCATTAATCCCCGCTTGGACAGAGTTGGACTAACGGTAGATCACCCAAGGGTGAAGGAGGCTCTCGATAAATGGAATCAGGCAGAAACATACGAACAGTTTGATGATGTCTTTGATACATTAGATGATCTCGTAGAAGATGAACGGTTAGCTAAATCAAACGCTGCGGTAGAAAGCGCTCGTAAAGAGGTGGAGGAGACTCGACAACGGTTTAACCAAGAGAATGGTACTCTTGACGTAGGTGCGAATAGTGCAGGCGTTGGACAATCAGGAAACATGTCCGACAAATCCACGTTTGATGCTTACGGAAGAGGAGAGATACCTTGGAGCAAACGTGTGGCAGACGCAGGCAAAAACTTAGGGTATCTACCCTAGCCTGACAACTGTTAGTAACAACTTTGTTTTTTAAGGAGAAATAAAAATGGCTCAGAGCAATAGAGGAAAGATTGAATTATTTAACGACTTTTTTGGGGTGGCTAACTACATAACCTTGACAGCCGATACCGCCCAGTTGGGAGATTTCTTTGCTGGGGGTGAGGGTTTCGAGGAAAATGACGCTGGAGTTGCAGGCACAGATGCCTTGTCTGGAGTTGTTAGGCTTACAGGCTCTAATGTCGATGCAGACTCAACCCTCATCGGAACACACATTGGATTTGACGCTGCGCTGATGGGGCCGATTGTGTTGGAGACGAGAGTGCAAATGGCTGCTCTTACTGCCAGAGAAGTTTTCTTTGGACTGACGAGCATCCTGTCCATTGATGAGCAACTTGAGGATATTGTCATTAATGCGTCAAGCACTAGTATTACGATGCCAGCAGAACTTTGCGCTTTTTACATGAGTAGCGAACTCACCACAGTGGCTGGAGATTGGCATGCTATCCACAATGGAGGGAGTGCTACTGCCACGACTACTACTACGGGAGATGCCCAACTAAACAATGTTGCAGTAGTTGGTGAATGGCAGGTACTTCGGATAGAGGTTGATAACAATGGTACAGCCCGTTGGTATATTGATGGCGTTCTAAAGCAGACCGTCGTTGGAGCCGTTTCGACGACTACTGACTTTGCTGCGGTACTAGCAACAGGAGCTACCGCAACCACAGCCGTAGTTGTTGACTGCGACTACTTGCTCGTACAGGCAAATAGAGACTGGACAGCATAGTAAATACTTTTAATAAGGAGGTCATTTAATGGCCGCAGGAAATACAACAACAGGATCATTAGCAGATAGCTTAGATACTATTCAAGCTGCTGCTAGATCACGAAGACAATTTGATGGCGTAATACCCCAGTTGGTAGACAGAGTAGAACTCGATGCCAACACAGGGACAAGCTGGAGGGAAATACTCCTCGCTAATCTCTCTGCTCAGGCAGTTACAGAGAACACAGTGTTGGATAACCCTCAACAGTACGATGACTCTGCAATAACCATCACACCAGAGATGGTGCAGATTCAGACATTCATAACCGATAAGAGCAGCCGCAACATTAATAGCAAGGTTCTTGCTAAGATGGGTGCTATGCCGGGTGAGGCTATGATGAGGAAGAAAGATCAAGATGGTCTAACAGCCGCTGATGCTTCTACTCAATTGGGTGCTACTGGTACACCTGTACAAACAGGTGACGTTGCAGCAGCCAGATACAGAATCACATCCAATACTACAGAGCCGGGGCCAATGCCAATATCTGGCGTGTTCCACGGATTCTGCATAAAGGACTTCTACGATGAACTCGTAGGTGGTTCCGGAACATACCCAGTACCAGACGGGGCTACAGCTACTGTATTCCAGTCTGGGTTCAATCTGCCAATTGCTAACGTAACAATCTATGAAGATGGAAACATCACAGTAGATGGTACGCCAGATGCAAAGAACTTCGTGTTCTCCAAGATGGCATGGGTTCTGGTTGAAGGTATGACAATCAGGACAGAGACTCGACGTGAGCCACACATCGGTGGCGGTGGAGATAGCCTCTTCTTAACCGATGAGTATGCTTACGGGTTACGCAACAGTAACTGGACATTTGAAATAATAGGTGATGCAACAGCACCAGCTTAGGAGTCTATGTCTAGGTTAACTAGAGAAATAACAGAATCATCTGTTAGGCCAGCAGCAGAGGTTGTGAACTTTAACATGACCTCTGCTACGGCGTTGCATGAGATAACACGTGTTGTCGTGGACGATGAACTTTGCTTTAGTCTTACAGAATTAAACCTTCCCACACAAAGGGGGAGAGGGTTCAGTAGGTTTCAGTTGCTGCGTATTGTTAGATTAGATAGTTTGGTAACGGCGTATGTGCATTTAGGCCCAGCGTCTAAGTTTAAGCAGGGCCAGTTCTTTATCCCGGGTGGGCAGGTACTACCTAATGGTAAAGGAGAGGCGTGGCACACCGTTGCAGAATTAATGGAAATAGCTGACGAGTTGCGGGGTAAGCCCGCTCTTGCAGTTGAGCCATCTGATTTGCGAACCGCATTTCAGAACAAGGTTGAGGAAAAGAAGCGCCGACGTAAAAACCAATCTACGTTTGGCAGGGCAGCACAGTTAGTAAGGAGTCCGATATGACAACAGAAAATGCAACGCAGGAATCATGGGAAGAAGCAGTAGGTAGGGTGTCCGAAGGTGAACAGACTGCTCCAGCAGCTATGCAGGAAGGCGAGATGCTTTCTTCCGCGGCTGATGAGTTTCCTACTAAGGTGTCATCATTAAGGCACAAAGGATATGTGCCATATTGGGATACAAAGACAGGGGGATATAATGAATGTCCACAGTACATGCGATGGCAGATTGGGGAGATCAAACGCACTGACGGTAGTCCTATGTATACGTTTGTTGATCCTAAGATACCACCAGATCACGGGTTAGATTTGTATTGTCCCCTTAACCCAAACTCTCCTGATTATGACAAGGTAAGAAATATGGGTTTTAATGAATGTCCTCGTAAGCATGTGCCTAATCACAATGCACTAGACTTACATGTTCAGAAGTCACACAAAAGAGCCTTCGCTGCATTAGCACAGGTCAAAACAGATGCTATACGTGAAGAGGACAGAGACTTGCAGAGGCAGATGCTACAAAGCAACCAACAATTGATACAGTCTATGGCAAGTCAGATTGCACCACAGGCAGTCACAAAAGACGAAAAGGCTGTTTAGGTATTTACAAAAATAATATAAAGATGTATTGTCGAACTGAGAGGGATATCCCCTTATCAAGTGCGTACTTTACGCTAAGGAGGAATAGAAATGGCAGCACCAAAAAGTTCTAATTTTCGCGGATGGTTTAATGACGCAGAGAATGCGACACTGGATGTGTATAAGGATGGCGCAGAGATCATAAATGTTAGCACCACGGCTGTTACTGTTACAGGCACGGCTACAAGTGGGTTAACTGTTACCGCAGGGGGTGTGACGGCAACAGCAGGAGAAATTACTGCAACCGCCAATGACTTCCGTGCTACAGTAGGCAACTACCGTAGTGGCCCAGTAAATGCTTTTGGCACAACAGAGCCAACACAGGCGGTGATACTAGAAGCAGGAACAGCACCAGCAGGTGCGATTACTACGTCTAGTGGCATATTCTCAAGTTCCACAGTACTAAGAAAAATCATAGCTGATGGTACTGTTTCTAACGTACAGGCATAGGTGGTACATTATGTTAGAAGAAAAAATACAAGATATAACAATTGAAGACACCCAGCCATCGAAGGTTCAGAAGAACGTAACGAGGACAACCCTGACATGGGAGCCTCTTGCTAATAGTGAGCCGGGTCTATGGTTCGCAGGATCATTTGATAATGCGTGTGATTGTGAGTTTCCTCAAGTTAATGAGTTAATGAATCCGTATCTGGGCAAAACGCAAAGATACAGAATGTGTTGCTTGCTAACTGAGTTGCAGAAGATGTTCCCTCATCTCTTTGAGATGGTTAATGGGTACTTAGATCGTAACACTGGCAAGATAGAAACTGAGCCAAGACGATGGGATCATTACATGGAGATGCCATCACACATGGTAAGGCGTATTGCTAGGGCGCAGGGCAAGACTATGGAACAGGTTCTGGAAGAAAATGAACCAGTACCTTACATGGAGTTCTTAGCCAAGAGTTCATAGTCGGTAAAATTTAATATATATAACCTTCTCCCATACAAGAGGTCTGGAAGGGTTGGATAGACCAAGGAGGTAAACATGCCAACAGAAATACTGGGGGCCAATTTAGGTCACCAAAGAACAGCAGGTGCATCTACGGGTGTGACTCTCGGAACAGGAGCGGTGTTCACGCCGTTTCACCAAGGGACAGAGCATATCGACCTTACGCCAAGGAACTTCTCCACGGCAGTGGTTGCTCGTTTTGCTTTATGTCCATATTTGATAGTTCTCAAGGCTGACTCAGCAGACGGCCTAGGGGGACATCTCGAAGATAATACACAGGTTGCCCAAGATGGGTCTACCGCTACCACTGTTAATCTTAATTCCTTTGCGTCAGGCAGGGCATTATACGTTGGCTCTGCCATTCCGTTTCGTGGAGTATATGTAGACGTAGATACCGTAGACGATCAGTCAGCCGAAATAACAGTATCCTATTGGAACGGGTCATCATGGGTTAATTCGTCTGACACAGACGGAACCATTAGCGGTGGCCACTCTTTGGGTGCAACGACAGGGTCGATTACGTGGACTGTTCCTAGTGCATGGCAATCATCTACGCTAAAGAAACTTGCTTCTGCTGCTGGAGAAACATTAGACTCGTCCGGTCAAAAATGGTCTGATATTACTATGTACTGGACAAAGTGGACATGGAGCGAAACCCTCAAATCAACAACTGATTTGTTCCACATGTTAGGTATCAATGAAAGCACCGCTTATTCTGAACTAACAAGCAGCCAAGCCTATGAAGGTAGGGTTAATCACGGCTTTGGAACTAACGGTGTCGCAGGAGTTGAAGCCCTGACAGATGCAGGAACAGCAAACTTAATCGTAACTTGTAGTGCTATGAACGGATACTTTAGCACTGGCAAGATACTTTAGGAGGTAAGCAATGCCTAGATATTCATTAGGTGGTGGTGATGCCGCCATAACCGCCCTAAACAATGCTACCGCTAACGAACTCGTAACCGTTGGTAGTACAACAACAGAACTGGATGCCGAGACAGCATTAACCTTTGATGGGTCAGATATGAAGTTACTGGAAGCAGTAAACGATGGTAATCCATCTATATCCATTGGTGGTGCAGATGCTGAACGGTTAGTGATACAGGCAAAGTTTGACTCTGGGGCGCAGACCCTTGAGTCTGTGGAGTTTGCTACTGCTGTTGCATCGG